GTGAAAAAAGTCCTCGTTTGAAATGCCCGTTGGTCTATTTTGTCGCTTCCATAAGACGTTCATAACTTATTCGTCTGATATTTTCTACGTGGATTGTTTCACAAGCCGAACCTGGAACATATGTGCCGAAACCTTCAACGGCACCTGATAATAATTCTGGACTTATGGTCTGAACAACAAGGTCGATGTATCGCCCATTATCAACGCCTATACATAATAATGTTAGGCCATGTGAAATGCGACCCGTGGCAACCAAACCGTTAAATGTTGCAAGAATCTCCTTATCTTCAGGATTTTCTTTAAATACCTTTACGCTACAGCCTGGAAAGAAACATGGTGTAAGCCAGTATCCAAGCTTTATCATGTCTTTTCGAATCTGCTTCGCTGTATTTTCATTACAAAGAAGTAGCTGTTCTCCACCTGTTGCTGGGACTAATGCCGGGTGACCATTTCTGCTACCAAGTTTATAAGGAGGCGATGAACGCGATAACAATAAACCCGTCATGCGGGCTTCACGCATGTGAACCCATTTTGCGTAATCACTATTGCAATGGTTTAGTGTCGCTGTCCAAAACTCATGTGGGTGTCTAGCTTTAAAATATGCTAGACGCCAAACTAGAAATGCGTATGATAGTGCGTGAGACTTACAGAAGGAATATTTTGTTAATTGATTTAAATCCGCCAAAAGGGTGGTCTTTTTAACACCTGTAACGCCGACTAGGGCTAGTTGCATTTCAAATGCGTCCACGTCACGACCCTTGGCAAACTTTTTACGCCAGCGGTCTCCAATTGCTGGTTCGCACGATAATATTGCACATATGCGTTTGATTGCGTCGTCGTCGTAGACTATTTGGCGTTCTTTATCGTTTGAAGCAAGGGTGCCTTCGTTGTGCTTTTTCACGTAGTTGCGTTTACGACCGCCTTCAGCAGCAGCTGGGCGAATTAGAGCAAGCGCCAACCCAATTTCCTCAATTGTTTGAGGACGCATGTCAACAAATAAACGTCGCATGCCACGGCTTTCACCAAATGTAAGACCGATATTTTGACCGTCGCTAAATATATTACGGATTTGTGGAATCCATGTGGTAGGAATAGGCGACCATAAATCTTGTGTATCACCAGTTCCACCAAGCATCTTACATACTTCAATCGCTTGAGCTAATCCGCGATTGCTAAGAAGGTCTATCTTTATGTAACCGCTATCTTCCGTTTCATCCTTATCTAAGCTAATCTGACACAAGGTTGTTTTCGGGTCGTGTTCCAGCGGGATTCGCTCCTTAAGTATTAGTTCTTTTGGCACTTTTTGGTCAAATATCACAATACCACCGCAGTGTAGCGAAGTACACCGCTCTTTTCCCTCTAGATCCTTTGCCTCTTTGCGTACAGCTGATACATTTTCGTATCCCACAAGTTCGCCGACCTTAAAGTTTTTCGGAATACGACCCCTGAAGCCTGTTCGGCGAACAGCTTCACGTAAGGCACTTTTTTCCTGAAACTTAACATGGTTACTAATACGTGCGACACGCTCTGGATAAGCTTTTGCAATGCGGGCGTATAGCTCGTCCCTGCGATTATAAGGAACGTCTATGTCAATGTCAGGCATGTCCGTGCGACAATCATTCATGAAACGAGCAAGTTCTAAATCGTATTTGATAGGGTCGCTATCCGATATTCCCAAAAGCCAGCAAACTAGCGATGAGCCGGCTGATCCACGAATCACATGCGGTATGTCATTCATGAATCCCATAATTGTTTGAACCTGTAGAAATACATTAGTGAAATTGTTTTTATCTATAAGTGTCAGCTCCTCTTTTAACCGTTTTTGGTATATAGGGTTGGTTGGCATGTGACGAATAAACATCGGTGGAATAAGATTAATAGCTGTCATTTAAAGAATCTGTATAAGTGGGTTATATTTCATTTTTTTGTATTATTAAATAGATGGATACAGGGGAATTTACAAAACAAATAGATTTTAGTAAATACGGATTGAACTGGAATATTGATGAAGAAACTACGGACATTCCCGACTCATTTTCCAAAAATATATCTCAGGTGGTGATGGCTAACAGAAAGTTAACTATAACAAAGCCTTCGGGTGAAAGTTTAGTTCTAAATTTGGGAATCAAATTGGGGGAAGGAACCTTTGGTAAAACTTATAAAATATCTGAAAATATCGACGGCAAACCGGTTGTTGTTAAAATAATCAATTTTAATGAAAATGAACACACCGAATCTTCCAAGATAGAGACTTTAAAGGATACAGTAAAGGAGGTGTTTATGCAGATATTGATATATGAGGTTTCTAAAGATTTAGAGTTCCCTGAAATTGGGCTGAATGGGCCCTTCTGTGCCAGTCTATTTTATTTTGGGAAAGATAACTATCATTTGTATATTTTTATGGAACAAATGGAGAAAAATATTTATGACCTAATAAGAAAAACCCCTGAATCTAAACTAATCATTGCGACAACTTTACAGATTTGTAAGATTTGCGAAGTATTATATAATACAATAGGTTTTAATCATAGAGATTTAAAAGGTGATAATATTATGTATAAAACAATAAACGGTGTGAAAAATGTGCGACTAATAGATTTTGGGTTTTCTTGCGTTAAATATAGAAAATTGGAAATTGATGTGTCTTCGGAACTGGTTATACATTGCCGTTCACAATCGAGAGATTTACATTCTTACTTATATAATTTATACTGGTATATACTAAAATATACAAAATCAGATTTGAAAAGGATTATATACATACTGATGTGCTCAGACCAGGATATGCCAAAAAGTTGGCGCAATACTTATTCGAAATTTAATAACTGGGAATCTGAAGATAGTCCAACAAGATCATTAAATCTTGTGCCCTCAGTTCTTTATGAAATTTTGCTAAGTCTACAAAATAAGAGGTGCAATAATGATACATTCGACGCAGATTGGGTTTTAAAGTTAGTTAAAGTATACAATAGCCAAATAAAATATCTAACGGATGATGAATGTAAACAATTAAATTTGCCTGATACATTTTTTGATTCATACATTAAAGATAATATATTGAAAATATGGATGGATACTAATGGAAAAGATACACTAATTTATTCTTTTAAATATCACCTACCCACTTCCGATTATGTTCGTGAAAGGGCTTATATGAGCATAGATGAAAAAAAATTTCCAGAAATATTAGATAATTTTGTCGAGAAGATGGAGTTAAGCGGGGAGATGCCTGTGGACAAAATGGGTGAGACGCTATTTCACAAAATATGCAGATATCCAGACACCCAAAAACTTAGTACCATTCTAATTCGTTTATTGAATAATAGTGAATGCGTACAATTTTTAGCTAAATACAATAAGGAAAACTTAACGTCTTTTGAAATTGCGTATGATAGCAATAACGAGTTTGTATTAGAAGAAATTATAAAAAGATACCCTGTCTTTTTATGCACATTGAAATTGGCAAATTTGGAAAATAATAGACTACTAATTTTTTTTAAAAAATTGCCTAATTTGACAAAATACCTGACGATCCGATTTTGGAAAATTAGCACAGGGGAAAATATTTTACACTTTATTGTTATAAATGACAAGATTCGAAACCGCGATGATATGATTACGAGTGTTTTGAATACAAGTGTAGCAAACGAACTTATTACCGATTCAAGTGAAACGACCTCACCACTTGTGCTGGCATTCAAACACAAATATAGATTTGCCTTAGAAAGCATGATTCAGAAGATTTATCCAGGAGCTAAAATAGAAAGTAAAGATATACTGTTCACGTTTATAGATATTGATGACTATAAACTATTTAGAAATGTATCTAAGTATATAGATTTATCAGACAAGGATTATAAAAAAGAAGATGGTTCAACGGCCCTTATTCAAGCTGTTAAACAAAATAAATTAGAGCATGTTAAAGTTCTTTTGGATATAAATGTGAAAACTGCTATACAGGATAATTTGGGTAAAACGGCATTACATTATGCCGCTATAAATACATCTACGCTAAGTGGAAAAAATAAAGATAATGCCTTTGATATAGTGAGATTACTTGTAGAAACCAACCCAAAATTACCAGACATAAAAGACTTTTCAAAACCTGCTATGGGACCTGGAAATCCTACATATTCCACCGACCCTGCTGTAAGAAAATATATTAAGGATAGAAAATCCGGAATATTTACGCGGAAAAAAAATACTAACTTGAAAAAGGGAGGTCGACTTACAAGGGTGAATGTTTTTTGATCTGAAAAATTTAATGTATTTAATAGTTTACCAGCCAGTACCGAAGTTAAGTACACCCAAATGGGTGTACTTAACTTCGGTACTGGTCAGTATTTTATAATTTATATTATGTAAAAACTACAAAATATAAGTTGAATAAATGGTGTTAAATCAAACAACTGTGCTCGCCTGGATAATTCATACGGCCTTAATAGTAAAGTGTCTTAAACTTAAGTACACCACGCTTAAAGGGACACACTTAACTTCGGCACTTCACGCCATGCTTTCGGTGTCTACCGGATAGACATACAAAACGACCCTGTTTCTCATTCTTATTAATACGGCGTCATGGCACATTTATAGTATTATAAAATAACATAATATAAATTGGCGGGCTCGACCCATACTTATCTAAAAACCCTTGTTATTTCTTAATGTGCGTCTAGCTTTGTGTCGCCTTCTGTAAACCTTTGTGCTTCTTTTTCCACCCATTTCAGGAGATGCTTGTATTAACGCCAATACCTTTGGATGATTATATGGATAAACTTTATTATATATTCCCCCTATGTAACTATATATTGATGTACACTTAAGATTGTTATTTAAACATTGTTTTGTATAGTCTAATACTTTACATATATAGTTGCCTGCCAGAATATATTTGGAATATAGACCATAGGGAGTTATATTGTCAGTAGTTGTTAATAAAATGGGGATAAACTTATTTTTAAGCTTGAGTGGGGCTGTGCCACTTGTGGATTCGACGTCTAGATTGTACTTCATGAAGTATAAAATAACATCTTTGTGAGAGTTTCGCATAGGTTGATGAAACATGGTGGGGCTTAGCGGAGGTGGGCTCCAAAATACTGGTGCTGGTATAACTACGGAACCCAGCTTTATTTTATAAATATCGCCAGTTAGTGTTGTACTATCGGGTGGAGAATTATCTAGAAACTTATAGTCTTTATATACTAAAACAGGATCTTCGGGACTTGGAAAAGCCGCCTGTACGCTTTTGGAAAATTTAAGAAGCCTGGAGTCTCTGGTGTTCATAGCTATACCACACCTGTTATGTAAATCTTTCGCATAGCTGTGAAACGGCTCTATTTGTTCTTGGCGATAGGCATCGTTAATATGGGTTTTGATACCTTTTACAAACTTGTACTGTTCCTTTTCCGAGTCATTTCTTGGGCGGTCTTTAGGATTGTTGGGATTCCAGGGATCCATGTACTTTTTGAATTCCAAATATGTATCTACCTCTTTTAGCCTTTCCAGATTAGCGTTAAAGTATTTCTGTAGTTCAAGATGAATAAACGTCATCTGTAAATAATCAACGCCAGTTATAAACGAACGCCCGTTTTGAGGGTACTGATGTGTTGGCAACCCCATCTCTTTTGTTATTGGAATAAGAGCACCTTTATAGTATGCCGGCGTTAAACCTTCCGATAATACAAATTCTCTCCAAAATCCCATTTCGCTTCGGGATTTATAAGCACAAAGATTTAGGGTTTCGCCTTTTTTATCCGTGGAGGAGAAGCTGATGTGGATATAATTACCCTGTTTCCATTTGTTCAGGGCTCTGAATGTTACGCCGTTTAGGGTTATAGATTCTATGCTATTCATCTATTTTAGAGTGGTTAATTTATTACTTTTACATCTTTTTCTAAAAATAAAGCTTACTAAAGTGAGCTTTGTTTTTATACACGAGCTTTGTATTTTCTGTTAAAATTGTAGTTTGTCCGAACTACCGGTCAGTACAGAAATTTTACCCCACAATGGGTTAAAACTTCGTGTGACCGTAGCTGTGTTTTTTTTGCTGATGTAAATTATTAAAAACTTTAGACCGGGACTCATTTTAAATTGACGTTTTGACAATAATTCTTACAAGAGTGAGCAGGGTTGTTTTATCTGAAAAATTTAAGGTATTTTATAATTTATATTATGTGAAAACTACAAAATATCAGTTGAATAAATGGTATTAAATCAAACAACCCTGCTCGCCCGGATAGGAATTATTGGCAAAATTGTGAACATTTTGAACGAAACACTGGCTACCAACCCGCGAATTTAACCGAAGGTGCTGGGTATGTGTGTAAACTTATCGGTTCAAACAGCTCTGCTTGTCCTAGCCTATACTTCATCAAAAATAGCAACTATTACTATAATAATTTTTAAGAATTGTTGTTAAAATTGGCACTGGTCGTAAATAATTTTTATTAATTGACTTGACCAGTTATATGATAAGTTAAGTTTGTGATGTTTGTTTTCGGTATGTTTTGCTGTTTCTATTCTTACCCTTGTTTTTTTTACTACCACCCATAATTTTTTTACCGAAAATTGAAAGTGGGGCTACAGTTGGTTCTAGCCCACGTTCTTTTGCTGCTTGTATGGCTACGTCTTCACAACCAGAGCCAATTCATCCGGAACCAAAACCATACGGAGCGATTTTTTGCATAATAGCTGCTTTTGCCAGTTGGTTTTGTCTCATTGCTCCGGGATTCGCTGCCTGCCATTGGCCTTTTTGAGATATTGCCGATGGCGTCTGTCCCATTATACTACTATAATACTATTTTAATTTTAGACCGATGAAAATTTCAAACCGGTACAACGAGAAAAGAATTCGGTAGCAAAAATTTCTAGAAGTGCCCGTTTCATATGTTTATTGGTCTAAATCATTATGGCTATTTTCGTTTTCGTTTTGTATACAGCCAGTGACAAAGTTAAGTGCCCCAAAAGAGTGTATACTTAACTTTGGCACTTCGCGGTATATTGTTATGAATATAGATTTGCGAATATAAAATTTATAGAACGATTAAAGTGAGATAGGTCTAAAAATTGATGATGATAAATACTGAAACTAATATTTAAAATGACGGATGATTGCTCAATATGCCTTGAGGAAATTTCGGCACGCAATACTGGGCGTACAGAACTTACTTGCGGACATAAATACCATCCGCGGTGTATAGGGAAATGGTTGATTAAAAACCCATCTTGTCCGGAATGTAGAAACAAAACCGTTGATTTGGAAACGCCAGAAAAAGTGGGTGATTCACATACTTCAGTATCTTCTAATAATACAAATCTAGATTATTTCAATAATATATTTATTACACGAAGGGCATCTGCTGTCGTTAGGGCAAACCCCCAAGTGGCCGAGTCTGTTGCCGAGTCTGTTGCCGAGTCTGTTGCCGAGTCTGTTGCCGAGTCTGTTGCCGAGTCTGTTGCCGAGTCTGTTGCCGAGTCTGTTGCCGAGTCTCTTTTACAACAAAACATTGACTTTCCACAGAGGGATGTGGAACTTGTTGCTCAACAATCTGGTGTTAGCTTGAATGTTGCTCTAGCGGCATTACAACGCTATAACAGAGACATTGTTAATGCGATTATGTCGTTAGATCCACCAGAGCAACAAACTATGTCTGGTTTTTCTCAATATAATAGGAATGTATATTATGAATACAGTAATCCTGATAGCTTGTTCTTAGGGTTTGAGGAGACGCTAGATGAGTAGCCTCAGGCTATTTATCATTGTATTTAAAAAAGAGAAAAAAAAGACAAGAGGAAACCTATCCGGGCAAACATAGTTGTTTGATTTGATACCATTTATTCAACTTATATTTTGTAGTTTTTACATAACATAAATTATAAAATACCTTAGATTTTTCAGATCAAACAACCCCGCTCGCCCTTGTAGTTGTTTGATTTAATACCATTTATTTAACTGATATTTTGTAGTTTTTACATAATATAAATTATAAAATATCTTAAATTTTTCAGATCAAACAACACTGCACACCCTTGTAAGCTACTTGTTCTAATGACATATGGAAACATTACATTATTAACTGATATTTTATTTATGAAAAATTGATATTTAGCCATTAGCTACGTATTTTTCAAAATACATAAAATGAGTTGTTCCGCTGTTGCCGATATTGAATCACTTGGCTCGGCTTCCGGTCAGACAAGCGTTCAGTTTGAACAGCATACTAATTCTAAACAAAAGCCTATTTCAAAAGACATTCTAAACAGGTTTGTTAGGGAGTTTATGGATGCTGTTTCTTTGAAAAATGGCGTAGACTTGAAAAAGTCCGATATTGATAAAATATTCGAGGGTTTGCGTCGGGCTTATCGCATAATGCCGACAAAACACGATGTTCGTGTTGTTTACGAAGAGAACTTTACGATCGACCAATGCCTTTGATTTTCACTAAATGGCTGGTTAAAAGGGCGTCACGAGCCGATTCTGGTATTCTTGTGGCCACAATTACGCTTGCCCCGCATAAGTTTAGTTGTGAATACGATTGTTTCATGTGCCCTCAAGAAACTGACCTTGACGGAAATCGCACACAACCACGCTCTTATCTTTCAACCGAGCCAGCCATGTTGCGTGCCATTGCTTCCGACTTTGATATTAAGAAACAGTTTCAAAACCGTATTCAAGCATATAAATATAACGGGTGTATAAAAAGTGGCGATGTGCGGTCTAAGAAAATGGAGGTTATTTTATCCGGTGGAACCTGGCACAGCTACCCAAAAACGTATAGATATCAGGTTGTAACTGAAGTTTATTGGGCGGCAAATACTGTCAATGAAGTGCGACCTATCAAAACGCTAGATGAGGAGATTCTTGAAAATGAGACGGCTGAATACCGGATTATTGGATTAACCGGTGAGACCCGCCCAGATAAGATTACAAAGGAAAGCATTGTTGAGGCCTTGGAGCAGGGGTTTACGCGCTGGCAATTGGGAGAACAAACGGACAATAACCAAATTCTTATGCGTATAAATCGCAAGTGCTTTGTGGAAGATACTGTGCGTGCTCATCGCTTGTTGAAACAAGCCGGTTTCAAAATTGTGGCTCACCTTATGCCTGATCTGCCTGGGTCTAGTCCTATGCTGGATATTGAAATGTTCAAGAATTATCTTAGCAATCCAAACCTTCAGTTTGACGACGTCAAGATTTATCCAACCGCTATTTGCGTTTCTCCTACGCCTGACCGAATTGTCAAAAGCAGAATTGCCGACTGGTATAAAGAAGGAAAGTATACACCTTATGCTGAGATAAATCTTCAGTGGTTAATGGATGTCATTATTTACTATAAGGTGCGTGTACCGCCATGGGTGCGGATTCAACGCATTGTTCGTGATATACCTTCAAAGTCTATTACAGCGGGTTATAATAAGCTTAGTAACTTGCGTCAGGTTATACATGAGAAAATGGCGGTTACTGGACAGGTATGTAACTGTATATATTGTAAAGAAATTGGGGACAACGAACTTGACGATTCATTGACTCCGATACTTGTTGTTCGTAAGTATACTGCTTCTAGCGGGACTGAATATCATCTTTCCATGGAGGCTCATAAAATGAACATGGGACAACGGTTAAAATACATGGTAGACAGGGGGTTTAATTATGCGAACTGGCTTTTGACAGGGCGCTGGTCCTACTGGAGTGGAGCTTTAAGTAGCTATGTGGGCTTATACGGATTCTGTCGTCTTCGTGATGACCCCGACCCTGGTGGCGACTTTGTTCCTGAGCTTAACGGATGTGCTCTTATTCGCGAAGTCCATGTTTACGGATTTGCTCTGGGAGTAGGCACAGACGCCTTTGGTTCTCAACATCGTGGTTATGGCATGAGGCTTGTGGAGACGGCAGAGCAGATTGCTGCTTCATTAGGGTATAAGAAAACAGCTGTTATTGCTGGCGTGGGAACTCGTGAGTATTATAAAAATAAATGTGGGTATGAAAAGGGAAAAAACTACATGTTGAAAAATATCTCAGATTATGACTACAACACCCGTGTTAGAATGGCGATACTTGGTGTGGCTGGTTTCTTTCTGGCTAAAAAACTATTTAGCGTATAATAAATCGGCCAGTTGTTAAAACTGTGTTTGATAAATTAAAACAAAATATTTTTATATCTGTAGAAAATGAGACCTACCAAAATCAACATCTATTTATTTAGAAATAATGGACCAGAGGACGAAATAACTATAACTCCTATGATGAATTTTTTTAAAATTTTATATCATGACGGCCTTTCTAAGTCGTCGCACTTTATTTATGCCAACGAAAGCGAAACAATAGCCTATGTTGATGATATTTTTCTACTTCTTAGAGACGATATTGTTGACCCTTTTAGATTAGTACAATTTACTTTCCCCTGTTTTCCTTCTGTTTTATATAAAATTGCGGAATTTAACCCAGATATGCGTCAGGGAATTCGTGATAGATTAATATCAGTTTTGAGAAACTGGCCTGAGTCTATTTCAGATTATAGGTCTAATTTAAATGATAGTTCAACTTTACCCACGCTAATTTTTCCTGATTTGGATTATATTATTTAGAGATTCTTGTATAAAAGATATTAACGGGTTGCCTAAAAAAAGCCTAAACATTTTTTTGTTTATAAATAATAACAATGAACTGTGAAGACGTTAAAAATGGTGGCGTGATATATCCACAAAACGCAATGACATTAGATCCTGCTACAAAAAATTATAGTAATTGTGATATTGAGGGTTCGTTTTACACTATTGAAGAACCAAATGCTGATAAGAAACCTTTGAATGTTGTTGTAAATACTGTTGCGAAAAAATGACATTGGATTTTCATATGATTTGTTTTGGTATGTACCGTGAAGTGCCAAAGTTAAGTACTCCCCCTTTCAGTGGGGTGTACTTAACTTCGGCACTTCACAGCTACGGCCGTACAAAGTTGTACACCCTTTGGGTGTACAACTTTGGTACTAACCGGTAGGTTCAAAAATAGGTTTAAAAAGAGTAAGAATATGTATTTTAAATGGGTGCTGGACAAAGTGTGCCGCCTGAACTGTACGAAAAACAAATAACGGTCTTAACTGAGCAACTAGCTCAACAAATCAAAAAAGATAATTCATATAAATGTTTATGGGATAAGCCAGTACAGGGGCATTTAATATTTGAAAAAAGGACAGATGGTTCCTCTATAAAGGAGATTTATATCCCGCTTTGGGGCGTTGTTTTCTTCGAAAGTGGAGGTTTGATTAATATACGTAGCGAAAATAGACACCCTAACGGAAAATCGATTAATATAAGTGAAGCCGATGCGACATTACTTCACAACTTACATACTAAACAAAAAGCTGCCATCGAGGCTTCCGATTTGGCCATGGCGTCATTTTTTAAATACATAGGTTTCCCGAGCGAAAAAATCTGACCGTATATGGAATTTTTATTTGGTATTTATATTTTGTAGTTAAAACAAAATATAATTATATGCTAAGGACGTTAAATATAAGACATATACTTTATATTTTAACTTATCCGGGCGAGCAGAGTTGCTTGATTTAATACCATTTATTTAACTGATATTTTGTAGTTTTTACATAATATAAATCACAAAATATGTTAAATTTTTCAGATCAAACAACCCTGCTCACCCTTGTAGATGCGGTGTTATTAATTATTTTAAATTTAGTTTTTATGTAGATGGCATCGTCAACGGATAAAACAATTGGTTTTATAATATTAAGACATGTAAATAAACCTATAACAGACCAATATTGGATTAAGTGTTACGATTCTATAAGACGTTTTTATGCAGAAAATAGCATTATTATAATAGATGATGATAGCGATAAAGAGTTAATTTCTAAAAAGGAGTTGTATAAAACTACTGTAATTTATAGTGAATTTCCAAAACGGGGTGAAATACTACCTTATTATTATTATTTAAAAAATAGGTTATTTGACATTGCTGTTATTATCCACGATTCTGTATTTATACAAAAATATATGGACTTTAATGTCGATACGTATAGAATCCTTTGGGAATTTGAACATGATTGGGATCAGCATGAGGACGAAATGCGGATGATAAAGGTTTTTGAAGATGAAGCCCTGAAAAATTTCTACAATGACAAGAAATTGTGGAACGGGTGTTTTGGAGGGATGTCTGCGATTTCATACGATTATCTAGATTCTGTTAATAAATTATACAATTTGAATAAATTGCTGGATTTAGTGCTTACACGCTTTAATCGTTGTAGTTTCGAACGGGTTATTGCTGTTTTATTAAGTATAAATAGTAAACAACCGTCATTTTTTGGATATATACATAAATATATTCCTTACTGGACGCCGTATGAAGAAACAGAAAAATATAGGCATTTACCCGTTTTGAAAGTATGGACAAGTAGATAGCTGCGGTCATTTATAGTATCGACCAGTACTGAAGTTGTAATCACTTTGGGAGTACAACTTCATAGCAAAATTAATTAAAAGAGGAAGGATTTTTAAAGTTAAGCTCATTTGCCTTGTCAAGAATTGTATATTTTCCCAGATTATATTTATTAACCTTGTTAAGTTCAGTAAATGATGTATTTTTAGTAATATTTTGATCCTGTCCAAATCAGCTGATAAAACGGCTTCTAACAAAGTGACCATCTATAATATATTTTTTTTCCTGAGTGTTTGTAGGAATAATTCACACTATTCTAAACTTTATAATTTTCATATTTTTTTTCTATATCACTAAACGATCCTCTTTGGAACCCTATACGATGTTTAAAGCAATAAACTTTTGCCTGTTTGAATAACTTATTCCACCAAACATCAATTGCGTATAAATATTTATTTTTGGTTGAATCAAGTAAAGTTACTGCCTCTTTCATATTTTCTAAAAGCTTAGGGGCAAACAATTTATTAATTAAATAGCCTGATGCTGTTCCTGAATAAATGACTTGACTAAAGCCTTCATGTTCGGACTTTTCTGATTGTAACCCATTATGTGAACACAATAAAATATCATATTCTATGTTGTTGATGAAAAAACGGCGGAAATTTTCCCAATAATGATCCTTATTAACTGGTTCATAATCGTCTTCATAAATAATACAATTATTATGTTCACTTTTAATAAATTCTTCCAAGGCTTTAATATGGCTTTGGCCACAACCTAGTGTACCAAACTCTTTATTATATACTGCTTCTATTCTACTTATTTTTTCAAATGGAAAATCAGTTAATGAAAGCCAGTATAAAAATTCTTTTTTCCTATCAACACGATGCTCCAAATTTATATAATATATATGATCTATTTTATCCATTATTATATTGTGATTGTTATACATTTAACTATACATTTATTTAAGTCTGTTTGCTTCGCAAAGGAAATTATAGTTATATACATATTTTTAATCATATAATTATATAATTATATGCTTATATACTTATATATTTATATATTTATATATTTATATAAATATATATATTTCTCCGTGTAATGTCTACTTATCTGTAAAAAATTGAATATCCCTGTTTTTTTTTTGAAATTAAAAACACAAATGCCCATCAAAACCGAAGCAAGTTTTGCACGAAAGCCTACTGGTGACGCCCCTGGACTACTTGGGGTCAAAATCACCGGATTGCGTGCTGTTGAGGACTTTCGCAATATTCATCCTGGGCTTGTTCTGGACACTAGCTTGTCCATGGCAGGAAAGTCTATTGAAACGGTGTTGAAAACTGTGACGGGTCTGATTAACTGCCTTAACATTGGTGATAAAATCACCATTGTTGGGTTTGGAAGCAATCCGTATACGATTTTCAGTGCCGTCACAATCACGGCGGATCCGCTTCAGAAGTCCGCCATGATTGCAGATCTGACGCGACACCTTGTAGCAGACGGGGAAACAAACCTTCAGGATGCATTGCTACACATTGGAGCAATTAACCAGGCTGGGCCTCCTATGGACGTGCTTATGCTTCTTAGCGATGGCGATGTTACAGGAACCGGTATTAAAACGGCAACAGGACTTTATTCCATCGTAAAGTCCTGCTTTGGGGCGACCCCTATGTATACCATTGGCTATCGTAATGGATACAATGCCGAACTTATGGAGGCGTTTGCTAAGCGATCCCAGGGTAGTCACACGTTTGCGGAAAATGAGCTGGCTATGCCTGTTGTGATTGGCGATATGATCGGTGGGCTACAGTCTGCGGTCGCAAACGAGTTAATACTGACCTTTCACGCAGCATTTATGTGCCGTGAGCCAGATACCATTGTAGGCGAACCAACCTTAAAGATAGGCACAATTATTGCAGACAAGCCTATGTGGGTTTTGTTTGATGTTCCGCTGGGGCTTGAAAATTCGCCACTTTTGCTCAACTACAAGGAGGACGGCGTTACAAAGACTGCCACGTTTACCCCTATTGATGGGCAGTGCGATGAACTTGAAATCCTTGAGCAGGAAAATCGCTGTATGGTTGGTGTTGCTCTTAAAAAGGTTAAGGAGGCTATGATGCGGCATAAGCTTGATGAGGCAAGGGAGCTTTTGAGTGCATGTCTGACTACGATTTCTTCCAGTCGTATG